GGCGCGGTAGTGGTTCAGGGTGCCGACATGGCCCCAGTTGATCTCGTCGGGGCTGGTCTCGAAATGGTCCGCGCTGAGGGCGGCGAGCCGCTCCAGCATCGCGTCGATTTCGGTCTTCGCGGCGATGAAGGCGTCGAGGGCTTTCGTGTTGTCGGTCGCGCGGCGGGTCATCGTGGTGGCTCCGTGGTGAGTTGCATCGTCCTACTGGAGACACGTTCCCTCTGTCCGCCCTGCTTATCAACTCGATAAGCACATGAATCTGAATGATAATCGGAGCCGTCGATGCAGGGCATGAGCGAGCGCCAGTACGCCGCGCATGTCGGGCTGTCGCGGGGCGCGATCCAGAAGGCGAAGACGGCCGAGCGGCTGGTCCTCTATCCCGACGGCAGCATCAACGCGGCGGCCAGCGACGCCAGACGTGCCGAGACGACGGACCCGTCGAAGACGAGAAAGCCGCCCGCGCCGAAGCTGAAACCTGTCCCCGAGGCGGCGGTGGCGGCCGTCGGCGACACGCTACGCGAACAGGGACTGGCGGTTCCGGCGGTGGGCGGCGGCACGACCTTCCTGCAGGCGAAGACGGCGAACGAGGTGCTGAAGGCGCAGGAACGGCGCATCCGGCTCCAGAAGCTGAAGGGAGAGTTGATCGAGCGGGCCCGCGCGCTGGCGCTGGTGTTCCGGCTGGCGCGGGAGGAACGGGACGCTTGGGTGAACTGGCCCGCGCGCGCGGCGGCGCTGATGGCGGCCGAGCTCTCGGCCTCGTGCAGCGACGCGACAGGTCAGCAGATCACCGTGGAGCCAGCCGCGATGCAGAAGGTGCTGGAGAAACATGTACGCGCCCACCTCGACGAACTCGCCGAGGTCCGGCCCGACTTCAGGTGATGATGACGCACTGACGGACTTCGATGGCGCGGGCGAGATCCTGCGCGCCTGGGGCAACGGGCTGCGGCCCGACCCGGACCTGACCGTCTCGGAATGGGCGGACCGGCACCGGCTGCTCTCGGGCCGCGCCTCGGCCGAGCCCGGGCGGTATCGGACGGTGCGCACGCCCTACATGCGCGAGATCATGGACCGGCTGTCGCCGGGCGATCCCACGCAGCGGATCGTGTTCATGAAGGCCGCGCAGGTCGGGGCGACCGAGGCCGGCAACAACTGGATCGGGTTCGCGATCCACCAGGCGCCGGGCCCGATGCTCGCGGTCCAGCCCACCGTGGAACTGGCCAAGCGCAACTCGCGGCAACGGATCGACCCGCTGATCGACGAGAGCCCCGAGCTGCGGGAGCGGGTCAAACCGGCCCGGTCCCGCGACGCGGGCAACACGATGCTGTCGAAGGAGTTCGCGGGCGGCATCCTGATCATGACCGGGGCGAACTCGGCGGTCGGGCTGCGCTCGACCCCGGCGCGGTACATCTTCCTCGACGAGGTCGACGCCTATCCGGCCTCCGCCGACGAGGAAGGCGATCCGGTGACGCTGGCCGAGGCCCGGTCGCTGACCTTCGCCCATCGGCGCAAGTTGTTCCTAGTCTCGACGCCCACCATCCGGGGGCTGTCGCGCATCGAGCGCGAGTTCGAGGCGAGCGACCAGCGGCGGTTCTTCGTGCCGTGCCCGCATTGCGGGGCGATGCAATGGCTGAAGTTCGAGCGGCTGCGCTGGCAGAAAGGCCGCCCGGAGACGGCGGAATATCACTGCGAGGGCTGCGAGAGGCCGATCGCGGAGCACCACAAGACGGCCATGCTGGAGGGTGGCGAATGGCGGGCGACCGCTACCGCCGCCGATCCGACCACGGTCGGGTATCACCTCTCGGCGCTCTATTCGCCAATCGGCTGGCTGAGCTGGGAGCGGATCGTGCGGGCATGGGACGCGGCGCAGGGCTCTGACGAGGCGATCAAGGCGTTCCGCAACACGATCCTCGGCGAGACATGGGTGGAGACCGGGGAAGCCCCGGACTGGCAGCGGCTCTACGACCGGCGCGAGCGCTGGAAATCCGGCACGGTGCCAGCGGGCGGGCTGTTCCTGACGGCCGGGGCCGACGTGCAGAAGGACCGGATCGAGGTCGATGTCTGGGCTTGGGGCCGCGGACTTGAGTCCTGGCTCGTCGATCACGTTGTGATCGAGGGTGGGCCGGATCGGCACGACGCCTGGTCGGAGCTGACCGCGCTGCTCGACAGGTCGTGGCCGCACGAACGCGGTGCGCATCTCAGGATCGCGCGGCTCGCCATCGACACCGGCTACGAGGCCCCGGCGGTCTATTCCTGGTCGCGGGCGCAGGGCTTCGCGCAGGTGTCGCCGGTCAAGGGCGTCGAGGGGTTCAACCGCTCGAGCCCGGTGTCGGGGCCGACCTTCGTGGACGCGACCGAGGGCGGCAAACGCCTCCGGCGCGGCGCCCGGCTCTGGACCGTGGCGGTGTCGACCTTCAAGGCCGAGACCTACCGCTTCCTGCGGCTGGCGCGCCCGACCGAGGAGGAGCTGGCCGACGGGGCGGCATTCCCGCCCGGCTCGGTGCATCTGCCGCACTGGGTCGAGAACGAATGGCTGAAGCAGTTCGTGGCCGAGCAGCTGGTGACGGTGCGCACGAAGCGCGGCTTCGCCCGGCTGGAATGGCAGAAGCTGCGTGAACGCAACGAGGCGCTGGACTGCCGGGTCTACGCCCGCGCCGCCGCCTGGATCGCCGGCGCGGATCGCTGGCCCGACGAGAAATGGCGTGACCTCGAGGATCAGCTCGGGGCCGCCCCAACCGAAAACGATCCCGCCGGGCAGATCAACCGGCTGGGACAGGCCCCGCAGGGCAAGCGCCGTTCCGACTGGCTCGGGCGGCGCGGAGGATGGTTCTGAAGATGACGGACTGGACGGAAACCGAGCTCTCGGCGCTGCGCCGCGCCTATGCCAGCGGCACGACCCGGGTCAGCTATGACGGCAAGTCGGTGGACTACGGCTCGGCCGAGGATCTGCTGGCCCGCATCCGGACCATCGAGCGGGCCATCGCGGGCAACACACGGCCGCTGCCCGTGGCCGGGCTCGCGGGCTTCAGCCGCGGGGACCGCTGATGTCGGCGACCTGGTTCGATCACGCCATCGCATCGGTGGCGCCGCGCATTGCCGCCCGCCGCGTCATGGCGCGCCAGGCCTTCGAGACCCTGACGCGGGGCTATGACGGGGCCGCGCGCGGGCGGCGCACCGAAGGCTGGCGTGCGCCGGGATCCTCGGCCGACACCGAGATCGGCGTCGCTGGGGCGCTTTTGCGCGACCGCATGCGCGATCTGGTGCGCAACAACCCGCATGCGGCGAAGGCCGTGGCGGTGCTGGTCAACAACATCATCGGCGCGGGCATCATGCCGCGCGCCGCGAGCGGCGACGACAAGCTCGATCGGAAGGTCGATGCCCTGTTCGAGCGCTGGACAGCGGACTGCGATGCCGACGGCCAGCTCGATTTCTATGGTCTGCAGACGCTGATCTGTCGCGAGATGGTCGAGGCGGGCGAGGTCCTGGTGCGTCGCCGGCTCCGGCGATCCTCGGATGGTCTGCCTGTGCCGCTGCAATTGCAGGTGCTGGAGGCCGACTTCCTCGACGCCACGAAATCCGGCGTCCTCGGCGCGGGACGGCTGGTGCAGGGGATCGAGTTCGACCCGGTCGGCAAGCGCCGGGCCTACTGGCTGCACGCCGAGCACCCGGGCGACGCCTATGGGGCCTTGCAAAACGGCCTGCAGAGCCGCCCGGTCCCCGCGACCGAGATCGCCCATGTCTACGAGAAGCAGCGCACGCAGGCGCGCGGCGTCCCCTGGGGTGCGCCGGTGATCCGCAGCTTGCGCGATCTCGACGATTACGAGGTGGCCGAACTGGTCCGAAAGAAGACCGAGGCCTGCGTCACCGCCATCGTCTTTGGCGACGACGAGGCGCAGCAGGGGATCGCGCCCTCCGTGGTCGATGCCGATGGCAACCGGGTCGAGCAGTTCGAGCCGGGGCTGATCGCCTATGCCCGCGGCGGCAAGGACATCCGCTTCAACCAGCCCTCGGCCACCGGTGGCTATGGAGAATACAAGCGGGCGAGCCTGCACACGATCTCGGCCGGGTTCCGCGTGCCCTACGAGCTGCTGACCGGCGATCTCAGCCAGGTGAACTATTCCTCGATCCGGGCAGGTCTCGTCGAGTTCCGCCGCCAGATCGACGCCGTGCAGTGGCAGCTCTTCATCCCGATGTTCTGCGCACCGGTCTGGCGCTGGTTCACGGAAGCCGCATGGGCGGCGGGCCAGATCCCGTCGCCGATCGTGCCGGTCGAATGGTCGCCGCCGAAGTTTGAGGCGGTCGATCCGCAGAAGGATGCGATGGCGAACCTGCTGTCGATCCGCTCGGGCACCATGACGCTGGCCGAGGTGATCGCCCGGCAGGGCCGCAACCCCGACGCGGTGCTGGCGGAGATCGCCGCGACCAACGCCAAGCTCGACGCGCTCGGCCTCGTGCTCGACAGCGACCCGCGGCGGGTCACCAAGACCGGCAGCGCGCAGAGCAGCGATCCGGCCACCGGTCCGGATGCTGACGAACCGGCCGATGACCCCTCCGCCGACGCGGAAACCGACCCGGCGCAGGCCGACCAACAGGACTGACCTTCATGGACACGATGATCGAACTGCCGGCCATGCGCCGGTCGGCGGAGCTTGCGCCGAACACGGC